AGGGCCGACAGCCGAACGCATCTCCAAAGCCGGTGAATATTTCCAGGTCGCCGGGCGCGGTCGCTCCGCCCGGCGGATCACCATGCTCGACGACGCGCTGGGAAGGGCGTGGGTGCGTTCGGTGATCTCGGCCCAGGAATATTCAGCCTTGCGCCGTTACGCGCTGCACTGGGTCGCTGCGGGCCTGCAGGGTGCATTGGCGAGCTGCGATCTCAACCGCATCTATTCATTCGATCCATCGACCATGCATGGGCTGTGCAAGACGGAGGCGCAGCTGGAGCACAAGCGCACCTACTACGCCTGCCAGGATCATCTCGGCTTCCGCCCGTCCTATGTCGCCACCCAGGTGGCGTGCTTTGGGCGTGGTTTGCAGGAGACCGGCGAGAGCATGGGATACGCCTCGCCCTATCGCGCCAGGAAGGCCGCTGGTGAGCTGTTGTCCGATGCGGGGTTTCGGCTCACCGAGTTCTTCGAACGCATGAGCAAGGCCGGGCGTTGACTACAGGGGCGTTTTGGAGGAGGTTTCCGCTATCTTCCTGTTCTGCGACTGCACAGGGTCCGCATGCTCAAGTTCCCCTTGCGTGAGCGAGGCCTGCAGATCGGGGTTCAAGGGAAGTGAAAAGGCCGGGAGCAATCCCGGCCTTTTGCATGTCGGCGATGTCATCGCGGTCTCAGCCCGTGGAAGCGGTCGTGGCAGGCCTTCGAACAGAACAGCCCGTCATGAACGCGGACGCGCGTGCCGATCTGGGTGGCGTAGCGCAGCAGCTGGTCGTTACGGTCCCCGGCATCGCCGCATTCCGAACAACGATAGCCGTCGGCATCGACGCGCTCGACGGTGAGCACCGACAGACCGGTCGAAGATAAATCACTCTTACGCAACGCACCCATTTACAGCTCCTCTGGTTTGACTTGATGTTTGATCATCAGGCTGACCAGCATCGCGATGTGACGCGGCACCGGCAATTCTCCCAGCACCCATTTGCGCACGGTGCGCGGGGCGCAGGAGATCAGGTTGGCGAACGCGTTGTTGCGTTCGGTGATGCCACGATCACCGAACAATTGATTGAGGGCGGCGGCGAATTGCTCGCCGGTCATGTTACGCGGCATTGGACACCTCAAGGCGGTTGATCAGGCGGATCACCTGCGCGCTCTGCCACAGACCACCATTGGCGGTCTTGATGCCGCGCGCATTGAGGTGAGCGGCGATCTGGCGCGAGGATTGGCACAGGATCGGCTCGACGATCTCACGCAGCGTCTCGGCGAAGGCACGCGCGGCGTCAGCGTTATCTATCGCGAGCTGGGCATTGCCGACGCTCTCACCGCGCGCCTTCTTGGCCTGCAGGGCGGCGGAGGTGCGCGCAGCGATATCGTTGCGCTCCTTCTCGGCGATCGCGGCGTAGATGTGCAGCATGAAGGGATCACAGTCAGCGCCGAGAGAGGCGACGATGAAGGGCACGCGCTGCGCCATCAACGTGGCGATGAACGCGACATCGCGCGAGAGGCGATCGAGTTTGGCGACCAGGACGGCGCACTTCGCCTTCTTGGCGACAGCGAGAGCTGCGGCGAGCTGCGGGCGCTTGTCGAGGGCATCAGCACCCTTGCCGGTCTCGACCTCGATATGCTCGGCGATGATCTCGTAACCTTCGGATTGCGCGAAGTGCTGGTTGGCAGCGCGCTGGGCTTCCAGGCCCAGGCCTGAGCGGCCCTGGCGCTGGGTGGAGACGCGGATGTAAGAAACGATCGGCTTCATTGGTGTTCCCCTTGCTGGTCCCCAACATATAGGCCTTAAAGGCCCCAAGGTCAACAGGCAAAGAAAAACCCCGCTAGAGGCGGGGTTGGGGGGGGGTGGGCTCAGTCTCTCATGTGCTACCGGCGATGCTGAAGCCTTCGTCGGTCTGCAGCTTCTCGATTGCTGAAGCAGGATGCTTCTACTGCCTCAAGCCCGGTAGGCCAAGGGCCGCCGGGCGTGAGGTGATGTCGGTGAGGTTAGGTGATCTCAGCCGGGACGATGGCGACGACCTCGTACAGGCCGCGATACTGGTTGGCGGCCTTCTGCGCGAGGTCGAGACGACCGGCCCAAGCGACGATCACCGGGTTGTCGTACTTGGTGGAGCCTTTGCCGAAGTAGTAGTTCGACGGGGTGGGCGTCTGGACGACGATGGCGTGGGTGTAGGTGCGGTCTTTGGTGGTGCGCTTGCCGACGATGGCATCGTTGAAGCGGGCGACGTACTTGGTGGTCATGTGGTGTTCCCCTTGCGGCGTGATTGCCTGATCCCCTTATAGGCCTTTAAGGCCCATGATGCAAGAGCTGAGTTGTGAGTAATCCACACCCAGGTCAGGATTACTGACGCAGGTTTCATGTGAAAAGGACTGGCGATGGCGAGGACGCGAAAGGTACGAGATCGGGACTATTTCAGGCGAATTGCCACTGACACGTCACGGAAGGCGAGGAGCATGAAGGGGAGGGTGCAGCGCCGGGAGCGGGAGGCGCTGATCGCCTGGCAATCACAGGAGCTGCGATGCGACAGCAAACCAGGAAGCGCCTTCCCAAGCCACCGCTGAAGGGCGTGAAGGTGAAGGGCAACAAGCGCTGGCTGGCGAAGCGCCAGGAGCGACAGCAGGAGCGGCATCGCGAGAGCGAGCCGGGAAATAAGCGGAGCGACTGATGGCGAAGAAGACGAAGAAGGCAAAGCCAAAGCGGACCAAGGCGAAGAGGGCAGTGGTCGGCGCAGCCATGCTCGACCAGCTGCAGTCGGAGATCAGCGCAGCCACGTTCGAACAGCATACCAAGATCGAAAGTCTTGAGTTCCAGCTGCATGAGCTGCAGGGCAGGGTGAAGCGCCTGGAGGACGGGCACAGTGGTGACCCGCATGCTGCGCTCGGACAGCCTCCCAGTGCCCCAGCCGAAGGCGCTGATGAGCCTGCGAACGAGCAGGTGTGAGATGGCCCGCGATCTCGATGCGCTCCTGGTAGCCCGCGTTGAGGAGCTGCTGGCCTTGGTCGAGGGCTTGCAGAGCAAGGTCGATAGGCTGAGCCAGGAGCTGGCTGACCGTCGCTCCTACTTTGATATGACCGCAGAGCTGCATGAGCGGGTGTGTGACCTGGAGCGTTGGCGGGAGCTGATGCCAACGCCTGTGCAAGCGCGCCTGCAGCTGGAGCGATTGCGACGCGTCGAGCGGAGCGACTGACATGGCCCCGTTCGCACGCACCACGCTGCCAGCGCATCTGAAGCCTGAGCACAGGGGACGCGGACAGCCTACGATGTATCGGCCTGAGTACTGCGACATGCTGATCGAGGCGACACACGCGGAAGGCATCAGCCTCGCCGCCTTCGCAGGCGTGATCGGGGTGAGCCGTGACACGGTTTATGAGTGGATCAAGCAACACACGGATTTCTCCGACGCCGTCTCTCGCGCGCGCCCTGCTCGACAGCTCTGGCTTGAGCGCAAGCTGCTGCGCGCCAGGAAGGGAGCAGAGACCAGCGCCGCGATCTTCGCACTGAAGAACGCCTCGCCTGAGGACTGGCGTGATGTGCGCAGCGTCGAACACCAGCACAGCCTGAAGGCTGAGACGCTGACCGATGCGCAACTGTATGAGATCGCAAGCCAAAAGGCAGGAGCACACGGCACTACGATCGAGGGTGAGTACGTCAGGACTGACACAGACTGACGAACGTCAACGTGTTGCAGCTGTGGTTACGCCATCGTTGTGGCTACGCAACACGCATCGATCGCACTGCACTCACCGCATCGCACGCGCGTCCTGGTCGCGATCGGGCCGGGCACCCCCGGTAGGAAAAATCTGTCGGGGTAAGCATGCTTTTTTTGACAACCCCCCTCATATCACCGCCCAATCTGTAACTCGCGTGGTCCCATGGAGCCTCCCCTGTGCCGAACCTGCGGCAAGCGTCACTGGTCGCGGATGTGTCAGCCTGCAACGAAAGGCGTTACACCTGTAACGAAGCCCGTTACATGCCCGCAGTGTCTGTTGTATGAGGCCGAGATCGCGGCGCTGCGACGGCAGATCAAGGTGCCGATGACCAGCGCGGAGCGGGTGCGCAAGCTGCGGGCGAGGCGTCTTGGACCATGATCTGCACCGACTGTCAGGCCGAGATCGTCACCGGGCCAACCAACCCGTGCCAGTCAACTTTTTTCTCGCGCAGCGGCGTCTCTGGCCGCCTTGAACATCGTTGCGAGGAGTGCGCGCGCCGCTGGGGCATGGCGTGCTGGGACGAGGAGGAGCAAGGCCCCTATCCGTTGATGCCACCGACACTGCCCGGCAGGGCGTAAGGAGATCATCATGTGCCAGTTCGTCTTGACCATCGATGACGCTGATGTGCCCACGCCCGCGCGCCCGATCGGCGCGGTGCTCCGCGAGATCGCCGCCAAGATCGAGACGCAGATACCGATCGTGGAGAGCGGTGAATTGTTCGACGTCAGGAACGGCAGGAAGCTGGCGGCCTGGACGTATGGCGATGAGCCTGAGCCGCCTGTGTTGTGATGAATGGTGACAACAAGGCGATCTACATCACCGCCTTCGTGGTCGCGGTCATTCTGATCCTGGTGCTGGTGTTCGTGCGATAGGGACCAGCGGGAGGTGTCCCGTGCGAGCGCGTAGCACGCTCGCCGAACAACACCCGCAGCGGCGGCATCCGGTTTTTGGTACCTTTCTCCGGATGGCCGCCGCATAAGTCCGTGTCACTGTCCTGTCACATGAAAACGACGGAGTAGTCTTTACGCCTCCCCTTTTTGGAGTCACCGTTTCAAAAAAGGGAGTGCGCCATGAAGAAGAAACGTCTCGTCGTCGGTGGTGAAAAGTACTGGCGGCAATACGCCTTTGAACATTCTCTCGGCAAGCCAACCTCCGTCGAAACCCGTCCGGTTGGCTACCGCATCTTCTGGGGCGAGCACACGGTCTACACGCCGTTCTTCGGTGGACCCCGCGCCAAGAAGAAGCTGATCGCTGACCTGACGAAGTGGAGCCTCGAATGATGGGGCCAAGCGTCGTTGGTGCCCGTGAATTCCTCAACTCGCCGGAAGGCGATGTGCCCGACGACTACGTCACCAAGATGATCGAGGATCATCTCCCTGAAAACTGGCGGCGGCTGATCTACCAGTACGGCCACGCCAGGGTGTTCGACTGCATCCGCTGCGGTCTCACCATCGGTGGTGCAAGGTATTACCTGATCAGGGGCTTCAAGCCGCTGCCGATCGAGAGCCTCTTCGGGAGGCGCGCATGACGCGGCATTACAGGGTGACCAGGGCCCCGAAGATGCAGGCTCCGCCGAAGCCTGTCGTTGGCCTGGACAAGGCGAAGGAAAGCCTCGTCGCCTACGGCATGCAGCTGTTCTACGAATATGCCGAACAGAACAGCCTCGACAAGCCGCTCGATGTCAGGGTTGCCGAAGGCAACATGGTCACCGGATACGGTGTCGCCTGTCTCTGGCACGACAAGTACCGCACCGCGATCAACATCCAGTGGAATTACTACCCGGAGTTCAAGGAAATCGAAAAGCGCTGCCGCGCCTGGAGGGACGGATGAAGGTATCGCGACGTGGCATTCTCGCAGGCCTGCTTGCCGCTGGCGCAGCGCCGGCTGTTGCGGTCGAGGGATCGCCTGGGCCGACATTCATCAAGGGCATGATCCTGCCGCGCACCAAGGTGGTCCCTGAGTTGCAATTCTGTACGCCCAGCTATTACGGGCCGATGGTGATCGTCGAATACGACATCTATGACGGCGAAAAGTTCGTCGCCCTCAACAGTGCCGCCGGTCAGCGCGTGGTCGAGGACATGCGATGAGCCATCTGTGCCGCTGTGGTTCGAATGAATTCCGCTATCCCTTGCGGGATGGCTACGGGATTTTTCTGACCTACGTCTGCGACAAGTGCGTCGGCGAGAAGCGGAAGGAATTCCGCGAGGACATTTTCGATCAGTATGAGCACGACGAGCCGCTTGAGGACTGATGGCTGACTTCGACGAGCGGTTTGCGCCGCTGGCTGACATCACCGCTATGCCCGCCAGTGAACGCCTCCGCGCGCAATTATTGGCCCGTCTCCAGGCGGAGAACTACAACCGGCAGGGCGGCAAGTCGCTCAGCGATCTCGATCCGTTCGAAACAGCCGCAGCTCGGCTGCGCGGGCCGTACAGGAATGTTCAGCCCGGCACCAGCAACCTGCCAGCCATTGCCGACACCGTGCTTGGCGGCCTTGAGCATGCCGTGACGGTGCCCGGCGCGATGATGACGCCGAACCCCTATCCCGAAGGCTCGGAGCAGTGGCAGTTTTTTGAGGATCAGCGCTACAAGGGCGGCATGGAGTGGGCACCAGGGATGGCGCTCAACACCATCGGGTCTGGAGGTCTTGCAAGGCCTATTGCGGTGGCTCCTGGCGAGATGGTGCTCGGGTCGGGCGCGCGGCGCATCAAGCGCTCGACTGAAATTCCATCGATCAGGGGCAAGCCGGTCGATGAAGCGATCGCGATTGCGCGCAAGGAGCCGCATCTCATCAGGGCTGGTGAGCAATCGGAAGGCTTCTACGTCGGTGGTCCGCGCGATCTCACCTCCAAGCGTGCGCTCAACAAGCGGCGCGCAGCGTTCGATGAATATGTCGCTGCCGATCCCCGTGGTGGCGACTGGTATGATCGCTATCGCGCTGGCGTCAACGAGGTGACCGGCGGCGACCCGGTGCAAAACCGCTGGATGACCGCACAGGAAGGCCAGTGGTCGGCGGGCGTTGATCCCGGCAGCGAGTTGGCGTTTGCGCTGAAGGAAAACAACGCCGCGCTGGCAGGCATGCCAACCAAGGCCGGGCGACCAGCCTCACACAAAGCGTTTCTTGATGCGATCGCAGCACAAAACCCGTCGCTGCTGGCGCGCGGCAAAAAGACCGGCGAGTATCAGCGCTTGATCACGCCAGACCAGCCGCTGCCGCCGGGTGCGACCGGGGTGAATGATTTCCGGCATGCGCGCAACTGGGGTTACACAGAGGCGTCAGGCGCACCGCAGAAGGGCTCGGTGACTGGGGCGGCGCACACGTTCTTGGACATGGAGACGGCGCTCGCTGTCGATCGCGCCAACAAGATGAACCTTGGCGGTCGCAGCAACTGGACCGGTGAGCAATTGCAAGCCGCACCCTGGGTGAGGCAGAAGGCGCTCGACATTCAGGCGCGCGGCGGCAAGAACAAGGATGGCAGTTTCAAGCTGAGCTATGAGGACGCCTTCGCCCGCGCCAACCGCACCATTGTTGATTTTTTCGACAAGCACACCGCGTTTGGCACCCACGAGATCATCCCCGGCAACGAGGTGGTCGGACACTTGCCGGGCGCGGCGACTGCTTCTCAGGCTGAGCGCATTGCCTACAGTGCAGACCCCGGATCAGGATGGGCCACGGCTCCCGGCGGGCGCGATGCAATCTATGCCGGGATGGGCATCCCCGGCACTGGCGTCAACATGCGGGTGCGACCGACACTTGAGATGCAGGGTTTCTACAAGCCGCCGGAAGGGCCGCTGGAAACCAATCCAGGTTTTGCTGCGCGGCCACTGGTTGCCTTCACCACTGGCAAAGGCGGCACCAAGACGGTGGCTCCCGCCGATCAGACGCTGCTCAATGCTGGCGAAGCCTATCGCGCCTGGGCCGATGCGCAGAATGCGGGCGCATGGCACAAACCGTGGCTGGGCGGTCGGGCCACTGACAGCAATTCGCTGTTCGTGACTGGTGAAGGCGCGCGGTCGGTTGCCGACATGCAATCACTGCAGACGCTCGGCAGGAAGTACGGTCTTGGTGATGTTTCCGACACCGGCATGGGCACCACGGTGACGAGTTTTTGGCCGCCACCAACGCCCGATGTCGGCAAGGCAATTGCCAAGGAAGTGAAGAAGGGTGGTTTTGCTGATTTTGGTGACGCCTTACGCGCCAAGGTCGATAGCAACCTGCTCGACCTTGTCGAGCAATGGAGAGTGGGCGAGGGGTCAGGAAAGGCGACAGCCGAGATGCTCAAATACACGACGGCAACGCCTGAAATACGCGCCGCCTTCAACAACAATCCTTACCTTGCAGAGCGCGCCGCCGCGCAGCTTGAGCGTGACGCAAAATGGCGCAGCCGTTGGGGTGTTTCGCGACAGGACATCACCAACGCAAGAAAGATCGTTGCCGAAGGGACTGGCGGCATCGATCGACTGGAAGCAGCACTGAA